AAAGCTGAAGAGTTTAAAGTTGCTGATAGAGAAAACAAAATCAGTGATTCAGCTGCCCAAGTTTCTGTGGCAACTTAGATAAACGCCACATCGCTGAAATCGTACTTTTACTGTAGGATCTCTTGCACTCTACTCAAATTTCATATATATTTTAATCACTATACATTATTAAATAAAACTTAAATGTAGACGCGTATAGTCGACTATCCCCTAGGGACTACATTTAAATATTCTAGGAGGAATATTATGTCAAATACAACTTTTTCGGGTCCAATATTAGCCGGTGGTATTAAATATACTACAGGTACTACTGTTGGGACGAATATGAAAAATACAGGTCATGTGTTAATGTCACAAACAGAAGCTATTACTCAAGTAGCTGCTACTTCTACAACAAATATTATAATTCCTGCAAATAGCCAATTGGTTTCTGCAGCATTAAGTGTAAGTGTTATATGGAGCGGAGTTGGAAGTACAGTTGGCTTAGGTTATGTGGGCGACGCAACTGCATTTACAGCAGCTCAAGCAATAGCTGGTGGTACTTTAGGTATTATTGATATTACAGCTGGAGCTAATAAAGCGAGAGTTGATGCATGGGCAGACGTTGGTACAACAGATAGAAGATTACTTTTAACTTATGATAACCTGGGAGCAGGTGTTGGTTGGTTAACAGTTACTTATATTCAAAACGCTGACGTTGGTTAATAATTAATTAAAGTGCTCCTTCGGGAGCACTTTTTAAGGAGATAAAAATATGTCAAGTTTTACAAGTGACCAAACAACCCTTAACTTAGCTACAATAGGAGCAGATACTCTTTCAAGAGCAGGCAGAGCCAGAGTCACGTCTATTCAAGGATTAGGAATAGCAGCGTCTACTTTACTTTTATATGATGCCGCGACATCAGGAGCTGCAGCAGCTGGTAATTTAAAAGCAACTTTTAAATTTGGAACTGAAGGATTAGCAGTTTATGTTCCAGGTTCAGGTATTGTATTTAAGGATGGAATTGTTTACAATTTAGCTGGAGCAGGCGGAAGTGTTACAGTAACAATTACTGGAGCGTAGGAGGCTAAATGGCTAATACTACTTCCGGAACAGCAACGTTCGGGAAAACGTTTGCAATTGATGATATTATTGAAGAGGCTTTCGAGAGATGTGGTATTAGAGGAGTCGCTGGTTACCAGTTAAAAACTGCCAGACGCTCGTTGAATATTATGTTTCAAGAGTGGGCCAACAGAGGAATTCATCTCTGGGAAATTGGAGATGGTTATTTAACTCTTGTCGCTTCTACTAATGAATACATTGGTTATCGTTCAAGTGCCGATGGAACTTCAACTTTATTAAATAGTGCAGGTGCCGCTTTATATGGTACCGATGATATTTTTGAAGCATCTTATAGAAGTAGTGCAGGTACAACAAGTCAATCCGATAGTCCTTTAACAAAAATTTCAAGATCAACATATTCTGCTTTATCAAATAAATTAGCCTTAGGACAACCCTCACAATACTGGGTTCAAAGATTTATAGATAAAGTTACAGTTACTTTATACACAACTCCAAGTTCTAGTCAGGCCGGAGACAGAATTCAATTTTACTACATGAGCCGAATAGAAGATGCCGGCGCTTATACGAATGCGGCGGATGTTCCCTATTATTATATTCCATGTATGTGTGCAGGTTTATCTTATTATCTTAGTATGAAATATGCACCTGATCGAACACAAAATTTAAAATTACTTTATGAAGATGAAATCTTAAGAGCGGAGGCAGCGGATGGTTCGGACAATAGTACTTATATTACTCCGAAGACATACTATCCTAGTATTTAATTATGGCACGATTTGCACAAGGAAAATTTGCATTAGCAGTTTCAGATATTAGTGGTCAGTCTTTTCCATGGAATGAAATGGTTACACAATGGAATGGATTGTTTGTACACTATTCTGAATTTGAATCTAAGCAACCACAATTGGATCCTAAACCAAGTGCAGCAGATCCAACCGCTTTAACAAAAACACGAACACAACAACCTTCACCCGATGCTTTAAGATTTTTATCTTTTAACCCTTTAACTACTTATGCGGCAGCTTCAGGACTTATAAATACATATTCAGTAGATCATCAAAGAACTTATGGTAACACCGTAAGATTTCGAGGACCCCCTACGACTTCCCCTGGAACCGGTAGTGCTGATACTGTAGGGTTGGATGGTCCGATTGCAGGAACTCCCGTTGTTGGCTTTGCTAATATTGCAAATATAGATGGAATATCTGGAGCTACTATTTGTGGGGCCGCAGGATTTTCTGTAGTTCCAGGAAAATATACTTCGGTAACTACAACTTTAGCTGCAGCAATTACTGATACAACGACAACCAGTGGGATTACTTTAACAAGCTCAACTAATTTTAAAACTAGTGGACCTTTTATTCCTACAGTTAATAATCCTAATGGAACTCCTACTAATGCTATTTTAGTTGGAACTGAAATTATTACTTATACTGGAATTAGTTCCAGTGTTTTAACCGGAGCTAAAAGAGGATCTCATGGATCAACGGCGGCTACACATTTAATTTTAGCAGCTGTACGAAATCTTTTAACTCCAGATAATTATTACTATTTAAATAGCGGAGGAACAGCGACTACTGGACAAATCAGTGGAGGTGGCTATAATACATCTTCAGGACCAGTTACTTTAAAAACGATAGGACCACAATAATATGCCATCAGGATTAACATACACTTTAGCAAATTTACAAGATGATATTAGGGGATATACAGAAGTAGGAACTACGGTTTTTAGTACTGCTGTTGTAAATCCATTAATTATTAATGCTGAAAATAAAATTTATAGATCTTTTGATGCTGATCTAGAACGATTCTATGCTACCTCAACGATGGTTATTGGGAATAGATATGTAACGATTCCATCAGATTTAAGAGTCATTAGATATATTCAATTAACCAACGATGATGGAGATCAAGTTTATTTAGAACAAAGAGACCCTAGTTTTATGGCAGAATATTATGCGACTCCAAGTTCATCTTCTACTAGTATTCCTAAATATTATGCAAATTGGGATGAAAACTATTGGGTTGTAGCTCCTACACCAGATACAGCTTATGCTATTACTTTAGCCTATAATAAAGAGCCCACAAGTTTAACCGATGCTTCGGTCAGTACGACTGGAACCTATCTATCAAATAAATATCAGGATTTACTTTTATACGCGAGTCTAGTAAATGCATATGGGTACTTGAAAGGCCCCATGGATATGATACAATATTACCAAGGGCAATATAAAGAAGCTCTTGAAACGTATGCGACTGAACAAATGGGTCGTAGACGCAGAAACGAATACCAAGATGGAGTTATTCGTCTTCCCATTAAATCGGAATCACCATCAACTTTTTAAGGAGATAAAAAAATATGGCAAACATAATACCTTTTGCATTTCGTGGAGAACTATTCACGGGAACGCATAATTTTGCATCCGGAGGAGATAGTTTTAAATTAGCATTGTATACGGCTCAACCCTATAATACATCGAGTACTGTTTATTCAGCGACAAGTGAAGTGAGTGCTTCACTACCTTATGTAGGATATACGACAACTGGAAAAGCTTTAGGTAGTAATGCAGTTGTTTCTACAGGGGCAGTTGCAACTTGTGATTTTGCGGATGCGACTTGGACAACAGCTACTTTTACTGCAGCGTATGGAGCAATCTATAATGATACCCAAGGAGACAAATTATGTGTGGCGTTGGATTTTTCAGGAAATAAAACTGCTACGGCAGGTACATTTAAAGTTACTTTCCCTGATCCATCAACACCAGCTGATGCAATTATAAGCATGAGTTAATAGGAGAAAATAAAAATGGCTTTAGTTATAAATGACAGAGTAAAAGAATCGAGTACAACAACTGGAACAGGCACTTTTGATTTAGCTGGCGTTGTAAGTGGCTTTGAAGGTTTTGTTGCGGGGATTGGTACAGCTAATACAACCTACTATACAATTTTTAATCAAGGAACAACTGAATGGGAAGTGGGAATTGGAACAGTAACCGATGCAGCTACAGACACTCTTTCAAGAGATACTATCATTTCAAGTTCTAATGGAGATGCAGCAGTAAGTTTTACGTCTGGTACTAAAGATGTATTCTGTACATTGCCGGCAAGTAAAGCTGTTTATTTAAATGCAGCAGGAGACACAATTAACGCAGCGGGACAAGGTTTTGCGATTGCAATGGCCGTCGCATTATAGGAAAAAATTATGGCACAAGATTTTAGAAATACATTAGCAAGAGTACAAGGCACAGCACCTTTTACAATTTTAACAGCAGGAAATTATGATGCAGTTATTGGCGTAAGATGTTGTAATGTTTTAGCAACAAGTATTACAGTTGATATTTATGTTATTAAGTCTGCAGCAAATTACTATCTAGCAAAAACAGCAAGTATTCCGCCAGGCGGATCAATCGAATTAATTCAAGGTGGAGCAAAAGTGGTTTTACAAAGTGGAGATGTATTAACAGGTGTATCTAGCGATGCTTCGTCTTTGGATGTAATCTGTTCTTATATCGATACTATTAGTTCTTAAGGAGAATTATGAGTACAGGTGTTTCAAACGGAATCTTATACGTGGGTAATCAATCACCCAGCGATTTTATAAATAATCAATCAATTAATATGGCCGTCACTCAAACTATTGAGAGCGGTGTCTTAGCAGGACCGGTAACGGTTCCAGCAACAATCACAATAACAGGAACATTGGTAATCGTATAATGAGCAAAATAGAAGTAGATAAAGTAGATCCACAATCAGGAACAGCCCTAGAAATTGGTACTTCAGGAGATACTATTACAGTTCCAACTGGTGCAGGACTAACAGTAACAGATGAAGTTAAAACTAATAAAATTTCACCAGCAACAGGTACAGCTTTTACATTAGGAGATAGTGGAGATACTTTTACAGTACCATCAGGTGCTACCTTTGTAAATTCTGGAACAGCAACAGGTTTCGCAGCAATATCTTGGCAAGCAGTAGAAACAGGAGCTACATTTACGGCTGTGGCTGGAAATGGTTATCCTGTAAACACAACTGCACAAGCCTGTACAGTTACACTTCCAGCTTCAGCTTCTGTTGGAGACCAA